AAGTTCGATGCCGACGATCTCTCATGGAGTACGGCGACGATCACTGCTCGCGGTGCGGTGCTGTACAAGAGCCGTGGTGGAGCCTCTTCGGCGGATGAGTTGATCTGCTATGTGGACTTCGGCAGCGACATCACCGCCACGGCAGGAACGTTCCTCATCACCTGGCATGCTAACGGCATTCTCACCCTCTCTTGAGTACATAAGTAATGGCTAACACGTTATTCAAGTTTGATCGTAATACGGATGCGATGCGGCAGAAGATTCGGGGTCTTCAGATGCTCCGTGAGGCTGTCGAGATCCTCTCCCATGAGAGGGCTATTGAGATCCAGAGACGGGGTGAAACGGATGGTTCGAAGGACACCCACTATGTGAATCTCGCATCGGCAGGCTCATTCCTGGCTGGGGACTTCGGCTCTGCCAGTGCGGCAGCGAAGGCGAGTTTCGCCAAGATGGATGATTTGATTTTTAAACTGACGACGAATGCGAGCGTTAGTGATCTGGCTAACGCTGTGGCTGATACTTGTGCACAGCACGGGGTATGAGGTAATATACGGTGTCCCTTCTTACTAGCCTTATCTCATATTGGAAACTTGATGAGGCTAGTGGAACCCGCGTAGACTCTCACGGCACGAATGATCTCACAGATAACGGGTCAGTCGCTTCGACCAGTGGCGTCATCGGGAACGCCGCTGATTTCGATTCTGACTCCCTGTCGCACGCAAATAATTCGGATTTACAGACTGGTGATATCGATTTCAGTATCTCGTTCTGGTTTCAGGTTAAGGCCCACGGATTCTACTGCTACCTACTCTCGAAAGAGTCAGGATCGGAGCGAGAGTACGGACTGTATTTTGACGGCAATGGAGGTTCGTCGCTTGATCTGGTCTGGGAGGGATTCGGCTACGCCGGGGGCGGCAATCCGTTCAGCCTCCATTGGAGCGCGCCGATAGGCACCGGGTCCTGGCACCACTGCGTAGTCTGGCATGATTCCGTCGCCAATCAGGTCGGCATCTGTATTGACGCCGGGACGCCTGTCACGGCGTCACTATCGACAGGCGTCTATGCCAGCAGTGCCCCGTTTACGGTCGGCAACCACGGCTCGGATAATCGATACTTCTACGGCTACGCAGACGAGGTGGGATTCTGGAAGCGAGTCCTGACCTCGCAGGAACGCACGGACCTCTACGGCGGCGGTGCGGGCCTCCCCTACTCGTCATTCGGCGGGGGTGGCGGCACCGATGGCACCGCTACCCCTTCCACACTCAACACCACTTGGGCATCCGTCTCCCCCGCCCTGACTGGCTCTGCCACTGCCCTTCCCGCCTCCCTGGATGCCCTGTGGCAAGTGCGTACCACAGTCGTTACCGGCACGGCTGTCATCGCTCAAGGCTCGCCTGTATCCGCCACATGGAACGTGGAGGCCTCTTCCGCATCCTCCGGTCAGATCGTCACCCCCGCCACATGCAACGTCACTTGGGCATGTAACGCGGCTGTCGCTGTCGGTTCCGCCTCTTGTCTCCCCCCGGCTAACTCGCTCATATTCGCCGTTCCTACTCCAGTCCTCACGGCTAACGCATCCCTCACCACTAGCACCCTGGGTGTCGTCTGGGCATCTCAAGCCCCCACCGTCACCGGAGAACAGAACGTGTTGACAGCCGGAACGATCACTAGTTCAGGTCACACCGACACGACAGCCGCACTCAGTTGCACCGCTGCCGTCAATGGAACGACACCTTATGCCTATCAATGGTATCGATCCACTTCATCCGGCTTCACGCCGGGTGCCGGAAACATCCTGAGCGGCGAGACATCCTTGACTCTTGCTGATACGGGTTTGACAGCATCGACTAACTATTACTATGTTCTTAAGGTTACGGATAACGATTCAAATGTCGCGTATGCTACAGAGTTCAACGTCCTGACTGACTCCGCTCCGGGTGTGGGTGGTGTCGGTTCTTTTCGAGCCACTACGGGAGCTGGAATCTAATGACTACTAGTGATCTGTCTTTCTTCATCCAACTGACTCGCCTCTCTGCTAACCAGAACAAACAGGTCTATGAATGGCTCTGGGATCGTTGGCAGGAGACGACAGCGGAAGGGAAGGCGGAAGTGCGGAAGATGCTAGCGAGCGGGAAAGGCTCACTCAAGAAGTAAAACGCTGGGGAATGTCGGTAGGCCTGACGCTCGCGTTTATCGCCTACTGGTGCCTCTTGCAATGGCTGTTGACCCTGGATGCCTATTGAGAAAGATCGTCGATCCTAGGGCATCCTGACGCAAGTAAAGGGGAGGCAGGAAGCCCAGTGTGGTACTTCCCGCCTCCCCTCCCGTATATTCCCCCCGGCTAGACCTACTCAAGCCTCACCACATCACCATTCCTCATGCAGAGGATGTAGTGGCACAATCCCGACTCGATCAACTCCAGGGCAACGTCAGTGCCGATCTCAGACACCTTGAGTTGCTTGGTAGGCCTTCGCATCCTCTGGAGCTTGCGGTAGGCGGCATCAGCCAGAGGGGAGAGCCGAATACCCTCCCCTGACTTGGTATCCATTATGGAATCCTCTAATGGTTCAATATCTCGCGGCTGTAGTTCTGCTGTGCCTTTCTGCCTCCCCGATCATCCCCCCGGCTAATGCCTCCGCTCCCCCTCCTTCCTTCATCTACCGCACTCGCCTTGACATGATCGGCACCGGATCGCCTGTCACCCTCCGACTCGACCGTGGGAGCCACAAGGGCAACCTACGCATCTACAGGGATCGGGAGCTAGCGGAGGTGAGGGCGATCAATACCGAAGGCCCCGTCACCCTGAACATCCAGACTGTCCAGGGCGAGAGGCTCCGGGTTGTCGTGGTAGGCGGGATCAGGATTCTTCGTTAGCCGACCATGTCAGCGGATGCGGAGCGTACTCGGCTGCGTCATCATCCTCCCAACCCGGCAGCGTGGCGAACCACTCAATCAGTTCCTCACCGATCTTATTCGTAACCTCGATCTCCCTAACCGCACTGTCAGTCAGGAGCGGGGCGACGGCGGATCGTGCCTCATCACTGATGGAAGCCATGTGGATAACGTCATACGAGTTGACGTGTTCCCAAAACGTCTCACCATTGTTCTCATGGTCAACGCGAATGATCATCTCTGGCTCTCCTTTAGTTAGATAGGCGGGATTAGGATTCTTCGCTGACTGGTAACCACTCGCCCTTGACCAGATGTTCAATAGCGAGACAGTGAGTGAGAGACACATCCGTTTCCGAGAGACGCCAATCTGGGTATTCACTTCCCGCCATATCCGCCGTCATGATCATGTAATAAAATAGATCCTGATGGTGCCCATGTCGATCAGCCCAGGTGGGCAGATTATCCGGTGCGATCTCATCTGGGAAACAGAAACGCCAGAAGGCCCCAGGCTGCTCCACAGTGATCCCATCGACCATCCCCTTGACTCGGATGGGACCGTCCAATTCCTCGGAGACGGTGAACCACACTACCGGGGATAGCTGCCTCTCCCGTGTCGCCATCAGATCGAGATACAGCAGCATGGGTAGTGCTTTGATAAACCCCGCTCGCCTGATCCTCATGCCGATCAGGCGAGTTGTGTAGTGGTAGATCATGCCATGCTCCTCATCTCATTGATGGTCAGTTGCCTGCCGAACCGCACAGCCTTGCTCCGACCAAACTTACCCGCCGTCGCCCTCCGGATGTAGATGGTCCCCGGCTCGCGGTGCGAGGGGTGCATCAGGGAGCCGATCTCCACGCGAAGATAGCCGGGGTTATTGCGGAGGGCGGAAGCGATCTCCCGACGCCAGTAGCCCTTGGACACCTCCCGATTACTGTACGCCTCCTTGGCCTCCGCTTCCAGCATCGCCACCCTCGATTCGACCATTCGCGAGTGCAGAGCCGTCAACACCCTCTGTGTGATCTGCCTCACCTCATGCATCCCACTCCACTCGTTCGCCTGCCTCATCTTGTTGAGCGTCTGGGAGTCGTCGTACCCCGCGATCTCCAGAGCGTCAGCCAGGATCGTCTTAGCGGAGATGTCCCCCGTCTGGATGGCGGCGAGAAGGGAGATGATGTCTTCGGTCATCGGCACGGTGTTCAGATCCATTTCCGTTGTCTCCTTTGCGGGGTTCCGTTTGCTTGACACCAGTAATATAGCCTAGTACATTCCGGCTGTCAACCCCCTCTCGTAAGAATTTTTCTAACTGCTGCGAAGGCGTCTCCTATGAGTGAGTCTAGCCTACACTTCATCCCCGCATCTGTTGAGCAACAGGAAGCCGTTCGTGCCTTCCCCTCTAATGATATCATGTTCATCACAGGCTGTGCGGGATCTGGTAAGACTCATCTAGGACTGTATCTAGCGTTGCGAGAGGTGATCGAGAAGCGAGCCGAGCGTATCGTTCTCACCCGCCCTACTGTTCCCGTAGCCGGTGAGCAGCTTGGCTTCCTCCCCGGAAAACTGGAACAGAAACTAGGCCCCTGGCTCCTGCCTATCGCTGACTGTCTCAAGCGGATGTCTCACATCAAGCCTGATGTCTTTTTCAAAGAGCATGTGGAGATTTGCCCTCTCGCCTTCATGCGAGGCAGGACGTTTACCAAGGCTATCGCTCTGTTAGATGAGGCTCAGAATTGTAACTTCGCTCAGTTGAAGTTGTTCCTGACTCGCATTGGACAGCGTGGAAAGTTGATCATCTGCGGAGACCCTGATCAGTGTGACGTTAGGGATTCAGGCCTCTCGGATGTGATCAGTAGGTTAGGCGGGAATGCCGATACGGCTGTCTCATTTCCGCCTCCCGTATCTCCCCCCGGCTTGACCTTCCATCATCTCCCCTCCGACACCTCCCCCCGCCATCCCCTCATTCCTCATATCTTGAATAGGCTCCAATGAGTGATACCGCCTCTAAGCTGCTTGAACATCAGATTGTTATGCTGAACAAGCTGACTGAGGCTATCTCCCTGGATGCCTCCAATTGGGGATACACCGATCCCCGCGACCTTGGCATCGGTGACACTCCCCCCTTCATCCCGCCTATCCCCAACTCGGGACAGGCGTTCCTGAACCGGCTGAAGCGGGGCGAGTACCTTCCCGCCTTCCTCACCGAGCCTCAACTTGCCTGGATGCGGAGGCGAATCCGCCTCACGGTGATCAATAACGAAATCGCCATCAATGCTGTCAATCAACGTGTCAACTATTCTGTGGGATGTGGCCTCAAGTATCAGGTTCAAAAGAAGCATGATAGCATCCCCGATGAGTTGATCACCGCCGCTCAACACTATGTCGATATGTTCATTGAGACGAACAATCTGGCACAGCGGGAGGCGGAATTGGTGGCACGAATGGACATTGACGGTGAGGCACTGCTGCGTGTCTTCCCCCGTGCAGGAGGCTGTCTCCATGTTAGGTTCGTTGAGCCAGAACACTGCTTCTCGCCTGCCGGTGATCTCGGAGGCTCCTCTTTCGGCGTCGAAACCGACAAGTATGATGTTGAGGATGTCAAAGGCTACTGGATCATTAATGGCATGCCTGATGAGGGAGCCAAGCCGGAATTCACCGAAGCCTCTGACATTCTTCACGTCAAGCATCCTGAAACCCCACTGAACTCCAAGCGTGGCTTGTCGTCCTTCTTCTCAATCGAGCCTACCCTACGAGCTGCTGAGGATCTCCTCACATCGACTGTCTTCCTCGCTAAAAGCCGAGCCAAGATTGCATGGATTCAGAAACTCAGTGGGACGACGGCAACCCTGGCACAGCAGTTAGCCAACAATCAAGCAAGCTACAACGCCACTGATCCGGCTACCGGAGACAACCTCAATATCGAGAGGTACCGATACGGGAGCATCCTCCGTATCCCATCAACCTCTGAAATCGAGATGCCTTCGGCTAACCTCGCAGCCAGTGACCATGTCGCCGTTATGCAGATGGTTCTACGCATCATCGCGGCTCGCTATTCGATGCCTGAGTACATGCTAACCGCTGATGCATCAAATGGTTCGTATTCGTCTACTCTGGTGGCTGAATCCCCGTTCGTCAAGTCGATGGAGAGGCTGCAATCTCACGTCGGGAAGCATCTGGGAGGCAACAGGTTCGGCACGAACACGAAGGCTCTCATCTGGCGTCAGTTGTCGCACTGTGCGGATTGTGGATTGCTGCCGAAGGGAATCGAGAGGCTGATTGACGTTCAGGTGGTTTCGCCTACCCTCACGGTTCGTGACGTGGCGAAAGAGGCTCAGGTTGACAAGATCTATTACGAGATGGGAGTCAAGAGCCTTACCACTATCGCACTTCAACAGGATCTTGATATCGAGGTGGAGGCGAAGAACAGGAAGAAAGAGGAGGAAATGGGGTTAGGTAAGAAGCCTGAACCGCCTGCGATCCCGCCTCCCATTCCCCCCGGCTCGACTGACCCTAACGCTCCCGCCCTCCGAACGGAGAGTTTCAATCCGGATCAACCCCGAGCGGATGACGGCAAGTTTGGAAGCGGAGGCGGAACCGCCTCCCCTCCCTCACCTGATAATCCCCCCGGCTCGACCGAACGTAAGGAGAAACTCACCAAGGCCTCAGATGCGGCTGATTCCCTCAATACGGCTGCATCCGACTGGTCAGGCCTGACGCCCTCCGAAGGCGATTGGGACGCCCTGGAGGATCACACATCAAAGGCAGAGGGCATCGCCAAGCAGGCAGAGGAACTTGCCGCTCTGGCTCCCAAGGCGGGAAAGAAACTCGCCAAGCATGCGGAGCGGGTGAAGAAACTCACATCCGCCTACCGGGATCGGATCGCCAAGGCTAAGGATGCCGCAGCCTACGCCGCATCGATCAAGCCTCCCGAATCCCCGGCACTGGTCGAGAGACAGCCTGAACCCGTTAAGGTCGAGATCCCAGACGAGACGCAAGAAATGAAGTTGATGAAAGACTGGATGTCAACTCTTTCTGAAGAATCAGACGAATACAAGGCTATGGATGCCGACTACGACAAAAAGGCTGAACATCAGGAGGCGGAACAGGCCAAGGCGGAAAAGGAATACGATCTCGCACATGAGAAGTGGCTGAAGTCGGATGATAAGGCGGATCGTGAAGACGCCAAGGCTGAAGCCGCTCATGAACGTGCGGTGGACAAGTACGATGCCGCAGTCGAGAAGGCGGAATCCGCATGGGAGAAGGCAGACGACACCAACACGGCACTAGGCGAGACTCTCGACGAATTGGCTTCCGCCTTCGCTGACGCATCCCTGGAACTGCATAATGAGGCTTCCAGCCTAGAAGATGAGGACACTACAGACGATGAAGATTAATGAAACGGTGTCCCTCACCTTGGCGAAGGTCAATGGGAATATCGTTGAGGGCGTGAAGGTTCTTGGGTTGGAATCTAGGAACGGTCGGAGCTACCTTCGGGAGGCTGTAAAGAAGGCACTACCGAAGTACGAAGGCAAGTGGGTTTATATCGATCACCGCTTGCTTTCCGCCTCCCTTCCCCCCGGCTCAACCGAACAGCCTCGCGGCATCGCTGAGAAGTTTGCCAGGATCATCAACGCTCGCATCGATGAGACTGGCGGCATCCGATCCGACCTGAAGTTCAACCCCCGTCATCCCTTCTGTCAAATCTTCCTCGGATGGCTCGAAACGGATACTGAGGCACTAGGCCTTAGCCATTCCGTCGAAGGCCTCATGAGGCGAGATACCACTACCAATAAAGACATTGTGTATGAGATTACCGATGTCGAGTCTGTCGATATCGTTTCCGAACCCGCCACCACTAAGAGTATCCTAGAGAGCATGAACCCTAATGCAATGATGCCGACTGATGACGGCTACGCCGCTAAGGTCGGTGAGGTGATCCAGGCAATCATGATGGATAAGGAACTGGACGACAAGGCGAAAAAGGCCAATGTCTTGACGCTCCTGAACCTCATGGATGATGAGATCCCGGCAGATGAGGAGATGGACAAGGACGCTCCCGTCGATGAGGAAAAGCCGGTCGATGCCGAGAAGCCTGTCGATGAGGAGGCGGATAAGGACGCCAAGAAGCCTCAAGATGAAGAGGAGAGTGACGACAACTTCAAGAAGAAGGAAGAGGCACTCTTCAAGAAGTTCGATGACAAGATGACTGAGATGGTCATCAAGCTTGAGCAGAAGTTCAAACTGCTTGAGGACAAGAAGCCTATCAGCCTCCCCCCGGCTAACCCCAAGAGCGGAAAGCCTATTAGCGTCGATGATTTCGTTTCCAATCTACATAAGGGCAAATAATACATGGCTAGTCGGTATGTTCGTGGTGACACTCGCGTGGTCACCGCCCCTGTCCTGACGGCTCAGGCTGTCGCTGTCGGTGACATCGTCGGTCTGTCGAGCGGCAACGTCGTGCGTGCTGAGGATACCGCGTGGGATACTAACCTCGCGACGACTCAGACGGCATTCGCCCTCCTGTTCCTCGGTGCCTCGCTCCAGCGTAAGACGGCGGCTGTGGCTCGCGTAGACGGTAACAGCGAGGACAACATCATCGTCGTGGCTGCTGACGGCATCCATGAGTTCGACTGTGCATCCGCCACCTTCGCGGTGGGTGATCTGGTCGGTCCTGCCAAGCAGAGCGGTAACCTCCTTGAGAGCCAGAAGGTCGCGGCTGTCGCCTCGGAGGCCTACGCCATCGGTCGAGTCGCTGAGGCTGGAGCCAGCATCACCAAAGTCAAGGTCAAGTTGCTGTCGAAGACGTTCCCCGCTTCGCGGTTCGCGTAATCCAATCCCGCCTCTCGGTGAGCCGGTTTCATTTCCCCCCGGCTCACCCCTCCCCCTCCCTACACCAGATCAAAAGAGACACATCAAACATGTCGTTAGGTCATGCATTGTTTAAGCAGTATCGGCAGATCGGAGCCGATGAGACGGTTCGCCTTCTGTGCGAGAGCATCGTCACGAAGAAACTCGATCCCAAGGCGATCCGCCTCCCGGATCTCACTCGGCACTTCCTCGGTGAGGACTACTACACCGCCGAAACCCGCCTGAAGGCCCTGGCTCAGGGTCGGGTTCACCTTCTGGAAGACGTTGCGGGTCAGGACGCATCCGCCTTCTCTAACATCACTGGCCAGTTGCTCGTCACGCTCGTCAAGGAGAAGTACAAAGCTCCCGAGTTCATCGGTGACCAGTTGGTTGAGGTGATGCCGAATCCTGGCGGGAACCTCAAGGAGCATAAGGTTCCCTACCTGAGCGACGTTTTCGACAAGGGCGAGAAGCTTTCGCAGCAGGAGCCGTACCCGTACACGAAGTTTGCTGAGAGTTGGGTCACCGCTCCCGCTCCCGAGAAGTACGGTCAGATCGTCGCGGTGACGATGGAGATGCTGTTCTCGGATCTCACTGGTCAGGCTCAGGACAGTGCAGCGAGCGTCGGCAAGGCTCTCGGCTACCTCCGTGAGCAGCGTATCTTGCGGGTGGTTCTCGGCATCACGAACCCGTACAAGTTCAATGATGTCACGATGAATACCTACCTGAGCAGTGCTAACGCCACTGGTCTGTATGTGAATCGCGTGTACTCTAACACGATCACCGATTACACCCAGATCAACACCGTTGAGCAGTTGTTCTATGTGATGGTCGATCCCATCACGGGTCGCCGGATCATGGCTCGCCCCAAGGCGATCCTCTGCAACCCGGAGAAGCGGTACGATCTGAAGCGTATCCTGAATGCCACTGAGGTTCGGGACGCTACGAGCGGCGTTCACAACGTGACGGCTAACCCGCTGGATACGAGCTACCCGCTCCTCTCGTCTCCCATCGCTCAGGCCTTGCTTGACGATGAGACGAGCCTCACGTCCAGCCAGATCAAGCAGTATGTCATCTTCGCAGACTTCGGCAAGGCTTTCCGCTACCGTGAGGTCTTCCCGTTGAGGGTTGAGCAGGCTCCCCCGATGAACCCGGATGAGTTCAAGCAGGACATCGTCCTGTCTGTGAAGGCTGCTGAGTTCGGCGTGCCTTTCGTCTACGATCCCCGTTACGCGGCTCTCAGCACGTCGGAAGG